CCTTTAACAAATGACTATCATTATGGAGTAGATAAATCTGAATCGTTTTATAAATATGTATCAACAAATTTTCATCATAATGAAAAGCAGATTACAAAATTATTACAAAATGTTATGACAGATAATGATAAAGGAGCTATTTCAGTAGACAAACAAGTAGAGAGATGGTTGATACAAAGTTATTCTCAATCAAGACAAATAAAAAATATAATAACACAAATAACTATTCCCGGTGATCATAATAGAGTTGTTGGAGAAATAATAGAATTGAAATATCCTTCAAATTATTATCCAGATAAAGAACATTCTTTTTATTCAGGACTTTATTTAATAACGAAAATTGTACATGCAGTTACAGACAGTACTTATTTGACAACAATGGAATTAGCGAAAGATACATTGTTTACTAGACTTTATAGAAAATATTCTGTTCAAGAACAGTTAGGAGAAGAAGGAGGAGATTACAGTAATACAGGAGATTCGGAATTTGAGAATCCTAAAATGGGAATGGATACGGAGGTAGCACTTTGAGTAGTTCAAATTTTTTAAATGCTAATGATGCAAAAGATTTTATGGGATCTGAAGGTTTTGTTTGGTTTTATGGTGTTGTAGAAGATAGAAAAGATCCTCTTTTTCTTGGAAGAGTTAAAGTACGATGTATTGGATTTCATACAGATGATAAGACATTAATACCAACAGATGATCTTCCTTGGGCCGAAGTTATTCAACCAGTAACATCAGCCGCAATATCTGGAATTGGAACTTCTCCTACTGGATTAGTAGAGGGTACTCATGTGCTTGGATTTTTTAGAGATGGGGCAGAAGCACAAGAACCAGTTATTTTAGGAACATCTGGCGGTATACCCGAAAATATTTCAAATCCTGATAGGGGTTTTAATGATTCTAGATCAATTGAAGAAAGAAAAAATGCTCCTTATCCCCCTCTTGCTATTGATAGATTTAATTCGGGTATTCCTGCAAAAGTTATAGAACATTCTCAATGTTTTGAGTCAACAACTTATGAATTTGTTGGAGAAACTCCGTTAAAAGGAGGAAAAATATGGTATGGAAAAAATACTGAAGCGGATTGGGAGGATCTTCCTCCATCAACTAAAATTCAAGCAAACATTTATAAAAATCCCGAATCTGCAGGACCAGACACTAAACCCGAAAAAGCAAATAATACACCTTTATTTACTTCTCAGATTTTTTCTAGAAATCCAGATGAAAGTAGAATAATATTTGATGGAGAAGGTATTCCAATTATGTCTTTACCATCAACAACTTTGACGAGTTTAAATAGAATAAAATTTTTAAAATATTTCGAAGAAGGTTCTCCCGCACCATATTCTTCTGCTCATCCTCAATCTCAAATTCAATTGAAGGCTCATAGAATTGCAGGAAGTTTGGCCGCAACTCAGATAAATTTACATAGAGGAGTTTCTAAGGCGGGTGAATCAGGAATTGGATATAAGGGAGAATGGGGATCACCACCAGATGCATTTAATCCTGAATATCCTTATAATCATGTTACATATTCTGAAAGCGGACATTTATTTGAATTAGATGATACTCCAGGTGGTGAAAGAGTTAGATTATTGCATAGAACTCAAAGTTTTCTTGAATTTTTACCAGATGGTTCTAGAGTTGATAATGTTGTTGGTAAGTCTTATTTTCTTGCAGATACAGATGTGCATTCTCATATTTATGGTGATGAAATAAAACATGTTAAAGGTTCAATGAATCATGTTTATAATTCTAGAAGTGCGGGACCTAATAATATATTTTTTGGTGGAACAGGAGATGTGAATACAACAGTTAAATCAGGAAATTATAATATTCATTTATTAGATGGTGACATGATTGTAAATGCAAGACATTTCAAAGTTATTGGAACATCAAGAGAAACATCATCATTTCAGCTTCAAAAAATGACAGAGGAACTTGGAGATTCAGGAAAACCCCTGAAACAAATAGCTGAAAGTATGGGAATTGAGACTGGAGATTTTGAATTAGTATGTTCAAATTATGGACCTGCTATTACTGGAAGTTCTAAAACAACTGTAGGACAAGATTTTGAATTATCAGTATTAGGTAGTTCAACTGAACATGTTGATGCAACTTGGCCTGGTGTTGGTATGAAAAAATCGTGTAGATATCAAGCAGTCACCATTGAATCTCAAAATCCATTGAGGGGTGTTGGGGGAGTTATACTGAATAGTGGAATTGGTGGAATAAATTCACAGTTAAAATTAGATGGAAGTGGAATGGATCTTAGTACTGTATTAGGTAGTATTAATGTAGATGCACCCATAGGAAATATTAAATTTAAAGCAGGAACAAATTTTTCTCTTGATACTAATACAGAAATAGAACTTAAAAATCAAAAAGGTAATATCAAAATAGATACTACAGGACTTATTACTGTGAAAGGAATGGCTTCCGATATTCATACTCTATTGAAAAAATTATCAATGGCATTACAAAACATGACTCATCCAACTCCTGCTGGACCAAGTGGTGTAGCAACGAATATGAGTGAAATTATGCAATTTGATGCAGAAATAGATAAGGTGTTTCAACCATGAGTAAAAAAGAAGAAATTATTTTAGAACAAAAACCATTAGGTAATGGTAACATGATAGAAGTTTTAGAAAGAGTTTTAAATTTCAATAATGATTATTTAAAGTTTTTAAAAAGCGAATTAGAAATTGCTAAAGAAAAGCGACTAGAAGAAATGAGTAAAAATGGCTGAATCAGAAAATCAAGTTATTTTAAAACAGTTAGAAAATGCTCCTTTTTCTGGTGATGCAGGAGTTGCTTTAAATGCATTTTTATCAGGATTAAAAACTTTTGGTTATAATTTTTCAGAAATTTGTGATACATTAATTCAATTTTTTACAACAACAAAGGCATTTTTAGAAGCATTTAAAAATCCTCTTGCCGGCCCTTTACTTGAAACTATTGATTCTTTAATAGAAGCATTGGAAGAATTACAAAATTTAGGATTCGGTAATGTTAATGTTTGGCCATGGGAGCAAGGTGTTTATCCTGCTCAAGTGGATACTACAAAATTAGATGAATCAATACTTGGACTTGTTGCCGCTCTGCAAGGAATAGCACCTGATAAAGTAGGTCTTCATGAGCAAGGAAGAAGATTTATAAAAACGGAAAATGGAGAAACTTTACTTACACCACAGCAACATTTTAAAGTAGAAGGAAAAAGTTTAGAACAATATCAGACAAAAAAATACATTTATGATACGTTGTTGGGTATTCGTAATTTTTTCAATCCAGAAACATGGGCAGGATCTCAAACTCCTTTTTATTTAGAATCAACATCATCTGCTGGTATAATTGCTGATTATACAAAAGATACTCTTGAAAAAGTTATAAAAAAAACACAAGAACAATATTTTGTTAGAGAATTAACACCTCAACAATGTGTAAATAAAATTATAGGATCTTTATCGGGAGGCGCTCCTGATGGTAATAGACCAACCGGATCTGGGCCTTACAAAGCATATATGTTGATGTTTGCTCTTCCAACAATAAATGGAGTGATTCAGGTTGTACAATCATTTGTTGATTATTTTGCCGCGGCTCTTGGTGATGAACTATTGATCCATTTGGCAAAAATGTCTAATGGTATTTTTGATGACAAAGAAATAACAATTTCATTAGGAGAACCATTAACGAAAAAAAGATTCACTTTAGATGAGATGAAAAAGAACTCAGAGTGGTTTTATGAACTTGGAGATTTTATACCAAAAAAAATAAAAGATGGAACATATAAATTAGGAAATAAAACAATTAATATGTTTAAGCCCGGTGATAGAATTATACAAGAGGGAGGAATATTAGGATTACATAATTTTTCTGCTGAAGTTGTTGAACATTATCCAATAGTTATAGAAAATGGTATGATTTTACAAAATAAAGTTAGAGTAAAAGGATGTAGAGGAGAATATTTAAACATAAGTCAAAAGTCTCTTAATTCGTCTACAGTACCAATTATTAGATCAATTGCAAAAGAAGAAATTGCCCCAAAAGATTTAGCGATTTTTAGATCAGATACATTAGAAAAACCAGTTCAAAGAATGGGCACTCCATTTTGGGCAACAATGAAAGAAGGAGATGCTCTATTAAAAGAAATCATACCTAATGATTCAATGGGTCAGTTAATTAGAACATCAACCCACGCCAGTTCACATCAAGATTTTAATACAACCCTTAATATATTGTTGGGTAGTAATGATAGTGAAGCTATTGTAAGATCATATGAAAATTTTTTCTCAAATCTTAAAAAGGGAATGATAGTTGATCACAAATATTTACGAATTGGAGATTTGTCAGATAGTGATTTTTCTAAAGGACAATGGTTTAAAGATACTCAATTTAGATTTAATTATGGTAAACTAACAGAAATTGTTCCAGATTTAGGCATACATTGGCGTCTTGCTAATATTATAATTGACGGCGAAGTTATAGAAAATATGAGTTCTATCGGAAGAGAACATCTTTTTGTTTATCCAGAACCCGAAGAAGTGGGTACCACAATATCAAGACCTACTGCAATGAAAAAAATTGAACTTCAATTAGGTTTTTTAAATTATGATGGATCATACGATACAGATTTCAGTTTTCATTTTACTAAATGGGAACTAAAAGATATTATAGCTCCTCCAAATGGTGAGATAAAATCATGGCAAACAAAAATACCTGGAGAAGGAGGTGTAGCTGAAGCACCCAACATACCATTTCAAGGAATAATTGAAACAAAAAATACTACACCTAATTGGAATTATTTAACAATTTCAGATTTATTTCCAATATATGGAGGAACTATAGAAGAAGCAGTTGGTATGGTGAAAAAATTTAAAAAAGTAGTTGAAGGATTAATAGGATCAATAGATGAGTGGATAAAATCTTTAGAAAGACAAATAAAAGCAATTCAAAGATTGAATGATCAAATTCAACAATTAATTGCATTTTTTTCGCAAGGATTAAATGCGACCGGACTTTATTCAGCATCATTTAGTGGAGATGGAGTAAAAGAGTTTAAACAGCAACTACAAAATTTAAAACTGGTACAGACTTCTCCAAATAGAGTAAATGAAATAAGTTTAGACACAATTGAAAAGGAAGTTGTAATAAAAGATCCTTTTACTGGATTAGATAAAAAAGTTAAGAGAAAACAATTAAGACCTACTATAGTAGAACAAACTATAGAACCCGATGGTATTCCAAAAGAATTAACTGAACTTGATAATTTAAAATATTCTGGAGCTATTGTATTTTTTGCTCAAGGTCCTGATATAGATAAATTTGATACGTTTATGAATAATTTTAATGGATTAGCGACTATCGGAAAAGGATTTCTTGCAAATTTATTGGGTACAGATAGTACCATTGCTAATCGAATATGTCCACGGGTACATGAAATTCAAGGACAAGATCCCGATGGTAATTTTACAAATATAGAAACTTTGGGTGAAATTGATTCAGAAGGAACTATACGAGTTATTTTTACAAATGAAGCTGATGGATTAAATAAAAAAGATAGAGAAAATATTAATGCTCAGGCCGAAAGACCTGTAGATTTTTCTCCAAAAATCCAGACTAATAGTATTGTACTTACAAATGTTGATAATGAATCTTTTCAAACAAAAAACGATTCAATTATATTATTTCAAGGAATATTTGAAGAAATTGAGAAAGAAAACGGACAAACAACGACTGACTTTTCTGCTGATTCAGCTTTTCACCAATTTGAGTCTCGACCAAAAACAAGTATGGTGGGAAGTTCGCAGGCTGATGAGAATGGAAATTTTGAAAAACAATATTTTAATGTTGATCTCAAATCTAAAAACCCATTAAAGAGATCAAAACAAAAATATAAAATTATTGTACAAACAAGTATTGTAAATCGTGAAGGACAATCGTTAAAAAGTAGACATGCTCTTGAAACTGGATTTTCTATAATTCCTGTAACAGTAGAGAGTGGAAGGTTGATTTAATGGCAAATAATTCGATTTCTAGAACAGGAACATTTACATCTAGCGGAAGTGCTGGAGGCTCAGGAACATATGATTATTCAGGAACGTCTGGTTATTCTGGAATAGATTATTATTCTAATGATGATTTTAAAAATGGTTCTATTTTTAATGATATTGATGATAAAATACGGATAAAATTTTCAGAAGAAGTTGATGATTCTTCTGTAACTGTTTTTAATAATGATATTGAACTATCTATCGATGATCAAAATAAAAAAGGAACTATTGGATTAACACATATTGTTTCTTCGACTCTAGGAGCAACGACTGATGATAATAATTTAAAAGCCCTGAAATTAACTTCAAAACCTACAATATTAGCAACTGATGATCATTCTGCTACTGCAAATCAAGAAATTGTAGAAATGGTATCTGCTCCTACTACAGAAAATAATCAAACTTTTGAATTTATACCAAAAGCAAATTTATCATCTAATACAACTTATTTTTTAAGAATGGATCCTGATAATATATTTGATGCAACTGGAGCGGGTATTAATTACACTATTGAAAAGGGATTTGTTACTGATAATTCACAAAGTTTTGTAACTACAAATGATTATTATGATGGATTTTCAATGCAAATTGAACCTGTTAGTTTAATCGGAGAAGAAAATGAACCCAATTCTGATGGTGTAACTGAACCTCAACCCACTTCTTTGACTTTGTATAGATCAGGAGGAACGGTTTCTTCAGCAACTATTTTGAATATTTTATCTATAGAGGGAACAGTATTAAAATATCAATTAGATCCCACTTCATATCAAATGAATGTTGCTTATACTGCTACAAATCCTATAGTAATTTCAAATATAAACCATGAATTAGAAGATAATGATAAAATAGAAGTTTATGATGTAGTAAGCGGAGATGCAGTTAGAACGGGAACATATACAGTAACAGAACTTACTTCAGATACATTTTCTATTCCTGTAGATGGTACAGGAAGTGATGCTGGTAGATTAAATTATTATAGAAATGCTAATAAAAATGATTTATTTAAATGGAGTCAAATAGATTCTGATCTTAAAAAAACAGTTGAGGGAGGAACAGTACCGTGGGAATGGTGTGTAAGAAAAAAAGCATTGTCTGTGCCTAAAAAAAGTCAAATAACCTTAGATGACACTTTCTTACAGTTTAAAATTCAAACTAAATCAACAAGTGATGGTCTAGATGATGGAACAGTCTCAGGAAGAATAGGAAAAATAATAAAATTTAATGAAGCTACAAATATTATATCATTTGTTGCTGTTGACACTTCAGAACATGGTGGGAAAATAACAACTTCTGCTTTTGTTAATAATTCTATAGTTGATATTTCAACTTCTACTAATGACGTTAGATTTCATATAAAAGCAAATACTTCTCCTGATCATAATGTACATCCTTTTCATACTTTTGCACCTAAAGTAGTTTCTACTTTTCCTGAAGATGGGACATCGTTTCCAAGAAAACTAACAATTACACAAATTACAAGAAGTGGACATCGGGCTATTGTATCTACAAATCAACCTCATAATTTATTTAAAGATGATTTTATAAAAATTGTAGATTCTACTCAAGACATTTATAATAAAACAACAAAAGTATTGTTTGTTCCAACATCAAATACTTTTCATTATGATTTGGGTGCAAGTAATGATTTTTCAAATGTACAGAGTCCTGCTCCTGGAAAACCAAAACTTCAAATTAGTAATGATGATGGTACTACTTATGCAGAAAGATATAATGCTATATTTGTAAATTTTAGTCAATCTATGAATACAAGCACTATTATTGTTGCAAATAATACTCATTTAATTTCAGCAAATGGATCAACGGGAGATTTTGTAACAACATCTTCATTTGCTTATGAGAAAGATTCTGCTTCAAGTACAATACAATTATCAGATGATGGGTTTGAAACAATTGAAAATTGTGTTTCAGTAACAGCAAGTGCAGGCAATTCTGTTTTTGCAATTGTTCCTAAAGTTCTTAAAGCAAGACATGATTATAATATAAAAGTTAAAACAGATGTTCAAGATTTGGGAAAAACAAATAGTCTTTATCAGTTTACAACGACTGAAGGAATTACTACTGGAATAAAAGTTGTAGATCCACAGACGGGTCAAGAGACAGTATATTCGAAAGATGAAGATCCTCCAAAAATCAAAAAAATATCTCTGGCAGGACATGTTTTAGAAAGTTCTGATTTATCTGAAATAACTTCTCCTGATAGCTATCAATCTCTTGCTATTAATCCTGGTGCTATAACGGTTCAATTTTCCGAAACTATGAAAATAAATTCAGTAACTACTGCAACATCTAATACAAATCCTACAGGCACAGTACAGATGTCTTGCGATGATTTTAGTACAGTTGTTCAAATGACATCTACAAGTCCAGTTGTATCATTAACTGATGTAGAGAATGATACATTTACTTTTACTCCTGTGGCAAATTTATCTGCAAATGCAGTTTATACTTTAAAAATCTTAAAAGATGTTACTGATGATTCACCAGAAGAAAATCGAATGGTACAAGATAATGTAAGTTCTATAAAAGTTCTTACCACAAATTCTGTTCCTGCATCCTCTGATAATTATTATAGTGCAGGAGAAATTATATCTGGAGTTAGAACATTAACGATTAAAGCAAATACAGGTACACCAACTATAGGAGTAACTGCTGGATCTACGTTTTTGGGTTTAACATCAAAAGGTAAAGGTAAGGTTTTAGATTTTACTGAAGATTCGGGAGCAATAACATCTATTAGATATACAGAATTAGCTGGTAATGATGGATCTATTAGACCTTTGAGTCCTGGTGAAATTTGTAAAGTAAGTGATACTGTTAATTTTACAATTGATAATGTTGCAATAACTGATCCCCCAGAAGGAAATGTTGTTTCTTTTACTTCAGGAACAAAAAAATTAATTTATAGAGATAATAGATTAACTAATGAATTTGTATCTGGAAGTGCAAGTGCAGAGAGAATTTTTGGAAGAACATCGGGGGGAGAAGTTTTTGCAAGTAGTTCTGGTAGTGAAGGAATAGTAGGAGAAGGAGTTAAAACCACTACAACTACAATTACACCAAATGCACATTTCTATTCTCCTGGAGGTGTCCAACTTCCTTCTCCTGCTGGTGGTCCTCAAGTTGGAGTGGGAGTAAGATCAAATCTTACTTTTCATTTTAATCAAACAATGGATCCTGAAAGTTTTGATTTTAATGCAATTGATTCAATCACAAGAGATCGATATAATATTATACTTTCGTATGATAGTAATTTTCAAAATACAATACCATTAAGTACGACCTTTACAAGTTCAAATAATGATACTGCATTTGAGTTTCAACCGAAAATCTTAGCAAATTCAGTTTTGACTTTAACACAAGGTATGCAACTTTATGTTAAAATACCTCGCAATGATGCTATCGTTGCAGACAATCTAAAAAATAAAGGAGACATGAATGTATCAATGACATGGGATGCGGTTGGATATGGAAGTAATACTGAAACTTCAGGAACTTTCGGTGGTATGGCTTCATTTATTCTTCATACTGCTGTTGTTTTTACGGAGGATGGGCAAGAAGTAGAATTAGGAAGAAATACGGAAACAGGCGCAGGACGGATGCCAAATATCTCTTCAATAATAGCTCCAGGAACTCCTATTATTCTTCATTTTAATGAAGTTCCTGATCTGTCAACCTTTTCTTTTGGTTTGGGAGATGAAATAGAATTATCAACAACTAATGATTTTACTTCTGCTGTATCTTTAGGGAATGGATCATTGACAAGAGTTGGTGAATTTGGAACACAAATAATGATTACACTTGGATCGAATTTAACTGATGGACAACGATATTATTTGAGAGTCAATAATGGGGGAGCAAGTGAAGGTGGGGAATCATTTGAGGGAGTAGTATCCTCTCAAACGAATTGTAATTCATTTACAATTAAATCTTAAAGGAGAAATATTATTATGCCAATGGTTAAAACTACTTTAGTAAACGGAATACTGGATGCACTTGCTACGGGGTCCGCCGCTGGATCAGAAATGGAAGTAGCAAATAAATTAGCTGATGCAATAGATGCTTATATAAAGTCTGCAGATGTTACTACTACAGTAACTACTACTGTAAATGGAGTTGTGGCCTCGGCACCGGGCCCCATAACTGGTGGTGCTGGAACAGGAACAGGAAAAGGAACTCTATCATAGAAAGTTAGTATAAATAAACATATGGCTACAAACGCAACACAAGAAGATGTCTATACTTTTGATCAGGATCAGCTTAATTTAGAAGATGATGAAGCAATTCGTTATCTAACTTTAATGACTCCTAGGGATTTAACTATACAGTTTACTAAAAATCCTAATACAGATGATCTTGCTTTAAAAACAGGATCTAATGCAGTAAGAGAGTCTATAAAAAATTTGATTTTAACTAAAAAAGGAGAAAGGCTGTTTCAACCTGCTCTCGGCTCAAATATAACGGAATTGTTATTTGAACCAGGAGATGTAATTACTGAAAAATTAATTGAAGATGAAATTAGAACGGTAATGGAAAATTTTGAAGATAGAGCAGAAATAATAGATGTAATTGTTAATGATGATAGGGCGGGAGATGGTTATCGTGTTAAAGTAATTTTTTCTGTCATTAATGAAAATGCTCCGTCTGTATTTGAAACATTTTTATCAAGAACAAGAGGTACTTAAATGGCAGAAGCTACTAAATTACGAGTTTCAGAATTAGATTTTGATCAAATAAAAAATAATTTTAAAAGTTTTCTTAAAGAACAAGATATTTTTAGAGATTATGATAAAGATGGTTCTGCAATTTCTCAAATTTTAGATATTTTAGCATATAACACACATTATAATGCTTTTTATTTAAATATGGTAGCAAATGAAATGTTTATTGATTCCGCCACTACTAGAAATGCTATAATATCTTTATCTAAATTATTAGGATATACTCCTAAATCAAGAACTGGAGCAAAAGCAAATGTGAACATTTCAATAACGCCTGATGATGCTCCTTCAAATATTACTATAGCAAAAAATACAAAATTTAATTCTGTTATAAATGGAGTTAATTATACTTTTCTTACTGATAAGTCATATTCAACAACTGCAAATGCTGATAATTCAGTGGTTACTATTCCAAATGTTTCGTTAGTTCAAGGAGATTCATTAACGTATAGATATACTGCTAATACGCAAGATTCTTCTCAGAGATTTACTATTCCTAATAGAGGAGTTGATCATTCAACAGTTACAATTTCTATCAAAGAAAATTCTTTTACTACGGCTTTATCGCCATATACTTTAGCTACTGATTTGCTTGAAGTTGATTCAACATCAAATGTGTTTTTTATAGAAGAGGGATCAGATTTTAATACAGAAATAAAATTTGGAGACGGTATTTTAGGAAGAAAATTAAAATCTGGAAATATTGTTATTATTGATTATAATATTTGTGAAGGAGTAATGGGAAATGGTGCAAATAATTTTACAGTTTCAACAACTGTTGGAGGATATTCAACCGCCACTCTTTCTATTAATAATAAAGCAGAAGGTGGTTCAGATGAGGAAACTATTAATTCTATAAGATTTAATGCTCCTAGACATTATAATACACAAAATAGAGCAGTAACAAAAGATGATTATAAAAGAATAGTTTTAAGAGATTATCCATTGGCAGAATCAATAGTTGTATATGGAGGAGAAGAAGCGGATCCTCCAGAATATGGAAAAGTTTTTATAGGTATAAAACCTAAATCGGGACTTTATTTAACAGATTCAGTAAAAACAAATATTAAAGATAATATTCTTAAAAAATATAATGTTGCATCTATAACACCAGAATTTGTTGATCTTGATTACATTTATGTTTTATTAACAACAACTGTTAATTTTGATTCAAGAAAAACAACAAAAACATCACAAACATTAAGAAGTAATATTATAAGTTCTATTAACACATATGTTTCTGAAGACCTTTATAAATTTGAACAAACATTTAGATTATCAAAGTTGCAAACAAAAATTGATGAAACTGATTCTTCTATTTTAGGTAATGATAGTGCTATTAGATTGAAAAAAATATTTACACCAACATTAGATACAAAATTATCTTATACTTTAAAATATAATAATGCAATTTATCATCCTCATTCTGGTCATGCTCCTGCTTTAACTTCTACTTCATTTTCTATAAATGATGAAAAAAATATTTTAAGGGATGATTGTAAAATTAAAGATAAAGATGGTGTATTAATAGTTTATAGAACAGATAATGAAGGAAAAGAATGGACTGTTAGAGAAAATGTTGGTTCTATTGATTATATAATAGGAAAAGTAATATTAAATGCTTTTGATCCTGTATCATATACAGGTAATGACATTAGTGTAACAGTTATACCTGTTTTGGGAGATGTTGCATCTTTAAGAGAGCAATTAATAACAATTCAAGAAGTTGATATTAATTTAAAAATGAATGATGCTTCATTAGTTACAAAACAAGATCAAGTTACAACAGCCGAAACCACAACATCTCAAACTACTGCAATAAATTATTAAAATGTCAGAATACGATTTTTTAAAAGATACAGATAATATAAAATTAGTAAGTAAGATATCAAATTTAGTTGAGAGTCAATTACCAGAATTTATTAAAGATGAAGGTGGAAATTTTGCTGAATTTTTGAAGTTTTATTATAAGTGGATGGAGACACATGAATTAACTATTTCAGATGTGGTTCAAGATGAATATCATATTATTTTAGAAAGTGAACAGGGATCTTGTATTTTAGAAACAGGATCGGATCTTATATTAGAAAATGATAGAACAAATAAAAGTGCTTATGAAAAAGATGAAATTATAACAGGAGCAACTTCAGGAGCAACTGGTGTTGTTGATAGAAATACAAATACATCATCGAGTAAAATTTATGTAACTGAAGTAACAAAAACAGACTTTCAAGAAGGTGAAATAATAAAAGGTACTAATAATCGTACACTTGGTGTTGTAACTAGCTTTCAAAAAAATCCTCTTTTTGCATCAAGAACATTATTAAAATCAAGAGATATTGATAGTACTACAACATCTATGATGAATTATTTTGCTAAAGAATTTTTGACAAATTTTCCGTTAAGTTTAAGTGCAGATAAATCTCTTTTAATAAAACATATATCCGACATTTATAGATCAAAAGGAACAAGTACTTCATATGATTTTTTATTTAAATCATTATATGATATACAAAATCTTACTTTTTATACCCCAAAAGTAGATTTACTTAAACCCTCTTCTGGTAATTGGAGACAAGATAAATCTATCAGAATTATTACTGATGATCTTGCATCTTCATTTGAAAGTCATTCTATTACAGGAAGTCAATCAGGTGCAACTGCAATTGTAAATCGTGTTGATGAATTTGCGGCTGGAGTTTTTGATATAACAGAATTATTTTTAACAAATATTAAAGGAACATTTATTGTAGGAGAAACAATTACTTCAAATGAAGTTGATGGAGTATCTGGTAGTGGAATAGCCCAAGGATTGATATCTGAAATTATTATTAATGTTGCGGGATCGGATTATAAAATAAATGATCAACTTGTATTTTCTGGTGGAGGGGGAGTTGGAGCAACAGCAAAAGTGGGGGAGATTGGATCTGGTACATTATCTAATTTTACTATATTTGATGGGGGAGATGGATATCTTGAAGATAAACAATTGACAGTAAATAATTTTGCTACAATGGGGACTGGATTTGCTGGAAAAATTAAAGAAGTAGTTGATACTTTTACATTTTCAAAAAATGAAGACATAATAGGAAATTTTACTTCAGTTGTATTTGATGATCTTGCATATGAAATGAGTGGTGATGCATCAGCAAATAGTCAGGATAGATTAATTGATGCATTGGGTTTTTCAAAGTTAGATGCGGGACACATTTCTAATGTTGAAACAACTGCTTCTGGTGCTGGTTATGAAGCTATTCCCAGAATAACAATTTCAGAACCAACAACTGAAGATTTTGAAGATGCATCGGTTCAAATTTTGAACTTAAATCCAGATCCGGATTCTCTTGCTACAACGAATGCAATTACAGATTTTTTTGATCCTGGTGAAAAAATAACTTCTAATAGTGGTACTAAAATAGGAACATTTTTTGGTACTGTGTCTACAGATGATACTATTAACGATCCATCTAGAATAAGAGTAAAAACTATAAAATTTTTAGATACGAATGTAACTCAAAAAATTCCAATTGCACAAAGAAATGATTTAATTGTAAATAATTCTACTTATTTGTCAACTACAAAACCATCAATTTATCACTTAAAATTTGTTACTGGTGGTACTGGCTCTACTAATACAATAAAATATAGACGAGGTATTGATGCAAGAGAATCGTTTAATAATGCAAATAATACTGCAAAAGCAGATTGGTATCCTACATCAGGAGGAGAATCTGTAACGGGTGATTATCAAACATTAAGTTTTGGTATTTCATCACTTACTAGGGTTAGTACACTTGCAACTGCAACCACATATGGAAAACATGGATTGGAAGATGGTCAAATAGTTGCTATAACAGGAGCAAGCCCTGCTGGTTATAATGGAACTGCGACAATCACAGTATCAAGTCCAACTACTTTTACATATACTGTGGGAGGTTCTTTAACAACTCCTGCCACAGGAACTATATTATATAATGAAAATGTCTCTGTAAAATTTACATTGCCTTTTGGACATAGTACTGATGATGAATATGCTTTTTCTACTATTGATTTTGTTTCTACTGAAGTTATTACTGGTGCTAATTCGGGAGCGGTTGCAACTGTAAATACTGGTGTTGCTTTTTCTGCTGGAGGAGATTTAGGAAATAATGCAGTGGTTGGAGTTGCTTCAGGAGATGCTGGTTCGGGTTCGATTAAGTCTATTGAAATTCAAGATCCAGGAGTAGGATTTACATCAGTTCCTACAATAACATTACCTGGTCTTGGGGGAGAAAATGCAAATTTAACTGCAAAAATTGGTGCAATGAGAACAGAAACAGGAATATATCTTGATGAAAATGGACGAGTAAGTTCTAATAAAAAACTTATTGATAGTGATTTTTATCAAGATTATTCTTATTCATTAATTGCTAATAAACAACTTAATGAATATCAAGAAATTGTTTTTAAATTATTACATCCTATAGGAACAAAACTTTTTGGAGAATATACTCCTGATTCTGCTGAATTGAATATGGGGTTTGATAGTAGATTACAATTTGAAGATGGAGATTTAGCATTAAAAGAAGATGGTGATGATCTTTTAATGGAAGATCAAACAGATCCGAGACATCAAGTAATATTTAATAATAATCAAGATTTGGGAACAGGAACTATTACTTTAACTGGCAATTCAGATGTGATAGTAGGAAATTCCACAAATTTTTCAACAACATATGCTGAAGGAGATCATATTGTTGTTGACAATGAACAGTCTTTTGAAGTTTCATATGGTGAATTGAGATTAGAGAATTATTTATCAGGTACTATATCAACGTCCTCATCAAATGTTATTTCTATTATAGGATTGGAAACTTCTTATCCTATTACTTCAACTGTTCCTAATAATTATAGTGCTAATGCTAATTTTGTTGCAAATAGTGTAGTTACACAAATAAATTCTACGACAGGTGAAAAAGTAACAGGTATTGTTTTTAAACATGAATTAGATACATCAAATAATAACATATTAATGTTACATTCTTGCAATGGAATATTTGATACTTCAAGTAATGCAAATTCTACAGTTGGAAATAATTCATTATTAAGTATAGAAACATATAATATGATTTTAGAAGGAAGTTCTGCAGATTTAACAGGTGATATGGTATTAGAATCAGATGGAACATCAGTTATTGCATTGGAAGATAGTGTATATAAAAATAATGAATCAGTTACGACAGCAAGATTTCAATATGTAAAATCTAATGTGATTTTTGGTGTTACATCAGATTTTCAAGCAGATTTTAGAATAAATGATAGACTTAAATTAATAACAACTCAACAAGATACAAAAGTTATTGAAATAATTAATTCGACATGTTTAATAGGAAATACTGCAATAAGTACAGATACAAGTTTTAATATAATTTTAGAAGAAGATTCGGATGGTTATCCAGGTAATTTCCTTATGGAAGATGGTGATAATTATATTCACAATATGATTAATCCAACTTCAGCTAAGTTTGATAATGAAGATATACAATTCTATAATTTACTTGAAGCAAATGTAAGAGGAACAACTACTGCAAATGGTATACTTACAGGAAACACTTCTTTAGTAGGAGTAAATTCTTATTTTACTGAAGATTTATTAGTAAATGATGTTATCACATTATCTTCTAATACATCTCAAAAAGCAAAAGTTTTAACAGTAGCAGGACAAACTTTAACTTTAAATAGAGCATTAGGCGATGGAACAGAAGGACAAACTATAACCCTACATACACTTAGAAACTTTGATTTAGAAAGAAGTAAAAATACTATATCTTTGTCAACTCCATATGATGCTTCAAATAATTTTATGAATTTGACAATTAATTCGACTGCAACGGGATTATTACTTCTTGAAGATGGAATTGGTACTGCCAATGCAGGATATGTTGGTACTACTTCAACTGAAGGAAGTTTTAAATTTGAAGTATTGTCAACGTTTGATAATCAAACTCCTAAGTTTATACAATAATAAAAATTTTTTATTAATATAAATAAAGATATGGCTAGACTGGTAACGACAAAATTTAAAATACATAACGCAGAGCAATTTATTGAATCTCTCAGCGAAACTTCAGCAACAAATTTATACTTGTTTGTGGGAAGAGTTCAAGAATGGGATGATGAAAATTCACCCCCTGCTCCAAATGAAGCCGTAGCGAATACTTTGTATAGTTATTGGGATCAAATGGTCGCCGCAAAAAAAGTTACTTCTGCAGATGTTAAACATGTTATTACAAGAAGAAATTGGGAATCGAATACTTCATATACTGCTTATTCCCATACAAATGCAGATCAGGTAGCAAATAGTTTTTATGTTGTTACAGAAGATTTTAATGTATATAAATGTTTGCAGAATAATTTATCAAATGGGGCTTCAACAATTAAACCAACTGGTACAGGTTCAGCGGTTATTGAAATTACTGATGGATATAAATGGAAGTATATGTATACAATTTCTTCTCACGATACTTTAAAATTTACAACATCTGAATATATTCCTGTACAAAAAAGCGTAGATTCTAGACAGATTGCAGTTGAAGATGCCGCTACTGATGGACAAATAGACATTATTAATAAAACATCAAATGGTGATTTTAAAGTTGAATTTACAGCCGCTCCAGAAAATGCTGTTGGTGATTCTCAAGATTTTATTTCTAGTGAAACTTTAATAGGCCAAACATCAAATAGTTATGGAACACTTGTTAGTTTTACTTCTGGTGCTAATAATTTAACTTATGCGCCTAGTACAGGAAATACAAAATTTGTTGATGGTGAAGTTGTTTTAGGTGCAACATCTAATGCAAGAGCAACAATCTCTGCTACTCCAATATCAACATATGAATTTGATACTGGACTTTTTGCAAGTGTAACTAATTCTACTGTAATGCAATTATCTACAAGTGCAAATAATAGTGTAGATGGTTTATATGTAAATTCAACCGTTTTTGTGGTAAATAATGCAGGGCAAGGAGAACAAACCACGATTACACAATACGATTCTTTACTTAGACAAATAACTGTAGATCCTGCTTTTACTGTTACACCAACTACTGTTTCTGGTTACGAAGTAGCACCATCGATTACATTAAATGGAGATGGAAGTGATTTTAAAGGAAGAACAAGAGGGAATTCTTCTCATGGACTAACAGAAATAGCTGTAACAGAAAAAGGAATAAATTTTACTATAGCAACACCATCTATTGTTGCTAATTCTTCTCATGGTACAGGAGCAAATTCTGAAGTTATTATTGGACCTGTAGGAGGACATGGTAAACATGCTATTGAGGAATTGGGTGGAAATAGAGTTATGGTTGATTCTCGTATTTCTGGAAATGAATCAGGAAAATTTACAACGTCTAATGATTTTAGACAAGTAGGTTTATTAAGAGATCCTTTACAAACTGCAAATACTCTTGCATTTTTTACAGAATCTTTATCTGATCAATCTACAACAATAACAGTTGGAAGTGTTACTGGATCTTTTCAAGCAGACGAAAAAGTTTATACGGGAACATCTTTAGCAAATAGTACTGCTAATGGAGTTGTTGTAGATTTTCTAAATAATAATACACTAAGAATAAATGAAGTCAAAGGTACTTTTCAAGATGGTAATGTTGTGATTGGAGCGAATTCTAGTTCATCAGCAATAATTTCTGCAAATGGTGTTACTCAACCAGGAATGAAACCTTATAGTGGTGATGTACTTTATATTGAAAACAGAGAAAAAATTACTAGATTGCAGAATCAAGTAGAAGACTTTAAGATTGTATTGGAGTTTTAACAAATGCCTAAATTAACACAAGATTTTAATATATCGCCTTATTATGATGATTTTAATGAAGTAAATAAATTTTATAAGGTTTTATATCGTCCTGGATATTCTGTTCAGGCAAGAGAATTAAATCAAATACAATCTATTCTTCAAAATCAGTTAGAAAAAACAGGAGATACCCTTTATCAAGATGGCTCTAGAGTTTTAGGAGCAGAATTAATTTTAAATAATAAGATTAATTCTTTGAAATTAAAACCAACTTATTCTGATATTGCAATTATTTCATCAAATTTTAATGGTAGAATTATTCAAGGACAAACATCTGGAGCAAAAGCAGAAGTTGTAGTAAGTAAAGGTTTTTCGACTGATAATTTAGATATTTTAATGATAAATTATGTCGATGATACTACATTTTTAGATAACGAAACAATTAATACTGTTGATACTGGAACAACATATTTTGCAACTGTTGCTGGAGAAGATGATGGATTAATAGGAGCAACTACGGAAACATCTTTGGCTTCTGGTTTGGGTTCTGTAATTAGTGTTAACGAAGGACTATTTTACATTGGTGGGTATTTTGTACATGTTTCTCCTCAAACTCTTGTTTTAGATACTGAGAATAATAATCCTTCTATAAGAATAGGATTATCAATTACAGAAACTATTGTTTCAAGTATTGAAGATTCTACACTTTTAGACAATGCAATAGGAACTCCTAACTATTCTGCACCTGGAGCAAATAGATATAAAATTGATTTAGAATTATCATCAAAAACTTATTTTGAATCTGGTAAAGCAATAGCATCATCAGGTGTTACTTTTTCTGTAAACACTAAAGATAATAGATCAGGAACAGTAAATATAACAACAACTACTGATCATAATTTGTTTGTAGGTGATGTTATAGTTGTATCTGGTGTTACTGAAACAGAATATAATGGAAAATATACAATTTCAGCAGTTGGATCTACTACAACATTTTCTTATCTAATACAAGGCAAACCATCAACACCTGCTACTGGAACACCTGTATATGTAAAAGGAGTAACTGATCCAATTATTAAAAGTTCGGATTCTAATTTTATTGAATTATTGAGATTAGAAAATGGTGAAAAGATTGAAGAAGTAAAGTTTCCTATTATGGGAAATATAGAAAAAACTTTAGCAAGACGAACATTTGATGCTTCGGGAGATTTTACAGTTAGGCCATTTTCCCTTGATGTTATTGATCATAAAATACAAGGAACTGCAAGTGAGAGAACGACAACAAATACAAGCACAACTGTTACTGCTAATGGTGCAAACTTTATAGCAGATGTTAATGTTGGTGATACCATATTCTTTTCAGGAAATACTTCAAAAACTGCCGCTGTTACATCAATAGGAAATACTACATCTTTAACATTAACAACTGGAACAGCTTTAGGAGATGGAAGTAATAATCAAAGAATAGGTGTATCTACAAAATTATCTGCAGAATTAAGTCCTGGAAAAGCATATATTAAGGGATTTGAACACGAAACTATAAATCCAACATTTGTAAATTTAAATAAAGCAAGAAGTACAGAAGCAGTTTCCGCAGAAAAACAAGGAGTTGAATTTGGACCATATGCAAAAGTAACAGATGTTATTTGTGATACTGCTTTTTCTTTGGGAGTAAATTCTGCAACTATTAATTCAACATCTGGCGGAACTGGTGCTGATTTGTTAGATTTACATATGGTTAAATGGCCATCGACTGAAATATGTCATGGAACAGTAACCACAAGCGAAAAAATTACATTTACATCAAATGGAGCAATTGCTAAAGTTGGTATTGATAATACTTCAGCCGCAAAAATAGCAAATACAAAAATAGGTACAGCAAGATTAAGACAACTTGATTTTAGAGCAGGAAGATCATCTACGGTAGATACTGAATATGGTGGTGGAGCTGATGCTAATGGTACTTATCATATAAAATTTCCTGCAATATATGATGCTCATTTATTTGATTTTCGATTTGATAAAGCAACTGGAACTGTAGGTGGTGGAGTAGCAAATACGACACTCATACAATTAAAAACATCAGGTGACCAATCTTTTCCAACAATGAATTGTTTGTATGGTGCAACTATAACTGTTAATACATCATATTTGGGCGTAAATACTTCTGATACTAGAAAAATAATTAGTTGGTCAGGAGCAAATAACCATATAGATGTAGGTTATGATCCTGATAATGATGGATCTGCTGAAGCCGCTAATTATCATGCAGAATTAGATAGTGCATTAACACAACCAACTCAAGATACTTCTACTTATTCTATAAATTTTGGAGTTAAAGATATTCGTTCTGCGGTTCAAACAACAACTACCGTTTTTAATAAAGCAATGAATGTTGATATTAGCGGTAAAAATGATTTAACTGAAACAGGAAATACTATTATATTTGATAATAATGATGATCAAAGATCACTATTGTTTCCTTATCAAAATAAAACCGTTGCGGGTTTAACAAAAGCATCTTATAAATTAAAAAGAGCATTTACAGCAACACTTACTGGTAATTCAGCATCTATTACTGCTTCGGAAGCGGGAGAATTGTTTTATCCAGCAACTGGAGCAGGAAATGTTACTGCCGCGGTTGCAGATGCTAATTATCTAGTTTGGACTGTAAATAATTATGCAGACGGAAGCTCCGCTGGAGATGGTGTAGGAGAATATATTGAATTTAGTAATACTTCTGGATCTTCATTAGGAGACGGTAGATATATTTCATTAAATGCTACTGGAGATCAATTAACAATTAATGTAGAGTCAGATGTTGTTGGCGCAAGAGATTATACAGGTAATACAATACATGTTATTGCTACAATGATGTATAAGGCGGCAGGAGCAACAAGAACGAATGGTGGTATTGGTACAAAAACTTTAGTAACAGGAAATACTACAGTTGCTAATATAGTTTCTGGTTCATCAAATACGGTTCAGGCTGATTCTGGACAAATTTATTTTGGTAATACAACGTGCTTTATAAATGCTCAACCCAAAATAGCTAATAGTTTAAAATTATCAGATGTTAAAAAATTAGTTGCTGTTGTAGATTCTTTAGATGAAGGAGAAGAAGTTACAAATACAATGTTAACTACGGCTATAGCCAATACTGCAAATGCACATAATATTACAAGTAAATTTATATTTGATAATGGTCAAAGAGACAATTATTATGACTATGCTAGTATAACTTTAAAAACAGGAGAAGCAAAACCAGTTGGTAAGGTAATAGCAGTAGTTGATTATTATAATCATACTGGTTATGGTCCATTTACAGTTGATTCTTATATTTGGTCTGGTTCTGGAAATACAGCATATAGTGATATTCCATCATATACAAGTCCAATTACTGGAGCAAAAGTTGAATTAAGAGATATGATTGATTTTAGACCTAAGAGATTGGGATATGAAACATCTGATGGTACTAATGCTCAAGATAATGATATTACAGCAACAGCAAATGTATTTAATGAAAAAGCAATGCCTGATTATGATTATACATTTGATGCGGATTATTCCTATTATATTCCTAGAAAAGATAAAATTGTATTGAATAGAGATAGAACATTTAATGTAATTGAAGGAATATCAGATAAATCACCACAATTACCGGTAGATGATGATGATTCGATGACTTTGTATAATCTTGAAATTCCTGCATATACTTTCAATGCAGATGATGTAAAAGTAAATTATGTTGACAATAAAAGATTTACAATGAGAGATGTTGGTAAACTTGAAAGAAGAATTGAAAATCTCGAATATTATGTTTCTCTTAGTTTGCTAGAAAAAGAAGCCGATGGATTAGTTATTACAGATGCTAATAATAATGATAGATTTAAAAATGGAATTCTTGTAGATCCATTTGCAGGACATAATATTGGAGATGTTTTTGATGATGATTTTAATGCATCAATTGATTATGATAAAAAAATATTAAGACCGTCTTTTAGTACTGATTTACATTCATTAAATTTTAATGCTAATAGTAATGAAGGTCAGGCTTTTTCGACATTAGTTAATAATTCAGGCGTTTTAACTCTTCCATTTGCGGCAAATACATTTATAGCAATGCCTCTTACAGGATCAAATGAAAATAAAAATACTCAAAAAACTTTTCAGATAAATCCTTTTTCTGTTCAGAATTATATGGGTCAAATGAAATTGGATCCATATAGTGATATATGGTATGATCAAAGCAGTCAAGTACAAGTAAAAGTTAATATCGAAGGACAATATGATAATTGGGTTTCGGGTATTTTAACAAATAAAGGACATGGTACTCATTGGAATGATTGGGAAGAAATTTGGTCTGGATCTCAAATCAATAATGAGGTTAAGGAAGGAATTAGAGATACTGGAGATATATCAAATAATAATAGAAAAGCAAAAACAACAGATCAAACCAAAACATTAACTGGACTAAGTTCTGGAAGTGTACCAGAAAAAATTATTAAAACTGTTGGAAATAAAACAGTTAATTTAAGTGTAGTTCCAAAAGTAAGATCACAATCAGTAACTTTTGTTGCTAAAGGATTAAAACCAGGTAAAAATGTCTATGCTTATTTTGGTGATCGAAATGTATCAGCTAATGTAAAACAAGCATGTATTGTGAGTTTGTCAAATGTAAGTACGTCTAATGTATTTCGAACAACTCCAGGAAATTTTGAACAAGTTACAATTCAAGGTTCTGGAGTAAACGCAAGTAATACTGCTAAAATTATTTACATGAGTGATAGAAATAATCAGAATAGTTGTACTGTTTTACTTACAGATTTATCTGCTCAAACTGCTTTTACTATTGGATCGGTAGTTAAAGGAGATGCTACTGAAGCGAATGGGTCTATTTCTGCAATTACACATTATAGTGTTGATGATACGGAGCTAACAGTTTCTACCGAAGGTGTTGTTGGAGGAGTTTTTAATATTCAGCCAGATACATTTACGGGAGGACAAAATCTTTTTAGACTAACGGATGAACCAGATAATATTTCTAATATTACAACATCAGTTGCAGAAGAAATATTTCATTCTACAGGAACAATTGATACTAAAAATGAAATGGGTTTAGTTTCTCTTAGACCATTTGTTTCTAGACGAGAAAATATTAAAGAAGAAAGAATTACAAGAGCAACTTCTGATGGAAGACAATCCAAATCTACTGATTTTATGAATCCAATGGCACAAACTTTTTTGATTGATAAAAATCAATATCCTTCAGGCATTTTCATTAATTCTGTAACTTTATTTTTTAATGCAAAAGACACATCAGTAGGAAATAAAACTCCTGTAACTTTGCAATTAAGACCTATGGTTAATGGAATGCCGAGTACATCATTAATTATACCAGGAAGTGAAGTTATTTTAACTCCTGGAAGAATTACTGCAAATACAAGTACTCCTGTAGCAAATACAAGTGGAGGATTTCCTGCTGGCTTTTTAGGAAATTCTGATACTGCAAATAAGAGTGCTACGGATTTTGGGTCAAGAACAATGTTTAAATTTGATCATCCTATTTTTCTTTCTCCAGATGAATATGCAATTTGTGTTTTAACTAATAGTAGTTCATATAAAATTTATGGATTTGAATATGGTGCTTTTCATACTGGAACTTCTAGAAAAATAACAAAACAACCATATATTGGAAATTTTTTCAAACCTTCTAATGTGGGAGATTGGAAAGAAGTAATAGATCAAGGAATAATGTTTCAATTAGATAGATGTGAATTTATATCAGCTAATGCATATGCTAGATTAGATAATTCTGATGTTTCAAGTGGAAATGCAAGTTCAAATACAACTATGGATGCATTTAAAGTGATAACAGAATCACTTAATTTTGCAAATACTTATACAAGTTTTGATTATTATGCAACAGATTTGGCTGGAGCAACAAAAGGTTCTGAGGTAAGATTTAAAGAAAACAAAAATGTTGATTTCAAAAAACAAAAGCAAATTACATATCCTCAGGCCGCAAATAATAGTTTTACAATTAATGTTTATTTTGAATCTGCAAATACTTTAATATCCCCAGTAATTGATGAACAAAGAACTGGTATTATTAGTATTGAAAATCTTATTAACGATGGAAGTTTGTCAAATTCTGATATTGTTTTATCTAATACTGGATCGGGTTACTTTCAAACTGAAGTAGGTAGTGCAACAAGCAATGCGGCTTCAGATGGTAATACAAGTGTATTTGTAGTATCTGCTCCTGATATTGGATCAAATACTGCTACATTAGCCGCTAATGTTCATGCAAATGGTATTATTAATCAAGTTGTTGTTAAAAGTGGTGGTTCAGGATATATTTCTACACCAACTATTACTAATTATGATGTTACGGGATCGTCCGATCCTGCTACTAATGTACGAATGACAACGGCCGCGGCTATTAGTATTGTTGGTGAAGGCGCTAATAATACTACAACTTTATCTACAACAAATGTGATATCATTTTCTTCTGGCGGTAATTTAAAAGCTAGATATATTTCACGAAGGGTTACATTAGAAGAAAATTTTGATGCAATGGATCTTAAAGTGTATATGGATGCATATAAACCTAGAGGATCTAATATTCATGCTTATTATAAAGTTCTTTCTAGTGATGATTCAGAGTCTTTTGATGATAAGTCATGGATTCTTATGAATCAACAGACTGCAAGCGGTACTTATTCTATGAATGAAAATGATTTTAAACGATTTGAATTTAAAACATATGATGAAAAAATTTCTTATTTAGCCACTAGTGGTGCAAAGTATGAAAGATTTAGAACATTTGCAATTAAAATAGTTATGACTTTAGATAGAACATCACAGGATTCTTTTATAGGAATTCCTAAAATATCTAATTTACGAGCAATAGCTCTTGATAGTGAAGGGACTCCTTGATAGTAAAAACAGATAATCCACAATATCATAGAGATACATTTTCTAATGCTATTATTGCAACTGATAAACAGGCTTTATTAAAACATAGACAGAAAATATCACAAACAAATATTATAAAATTTAATGCAAATGAAATAAATATTCTAAAAACAGAAGTTAATATTATTAAAAAAGACATTAATAAAATTTTAGAATTGTTAAGTAAGGACAAAGATGGCAATATCTGATACTAGCATTACCGATGTAGCTTTAACTAGTACGTTTGAACAATGGCGCTTGAAAACAAATCAAGTTATCACAGTATTAAATGAGCATTCAGATGATGATCCTGTTACTAATTTAGTTTCTGCTAATTCAAAGGGCGGATTTACAATTAATTCAATCTCTGCAACAGGTGTTCTTACAGGAGCAAATGTAACTGGTACTAGATTATTGTTTAGTGGATCTCCTGAAATAAATTTTACTGGAGCAACTATTACTGATTTGGGAACTGCCGAGAAATTTGCATTAGTTGAAAGTGCTGGAGCAACTGTAACAGGTGCTAGTCCCGATAGTAAAATCGAAAGATGTCAAATTAATGAAGTTGAGATTAATTTAAATGGTAAAAATTTAAATGCAAATGGATCTTCTACGATTAATTTTAATGGAGCAACGGTTTCTGATTTAGGAACAGTTTCACAAGTTACAATTAATGAAGGAACAATTAATGATGCAAATGTAAATATCACAGATGATAATGGTGCAAAAATTGTTACAATATCTGCGGCGGGTCCTCATCCATTGTCTGGCGCAACTTTTGGTAATGGTACATTTAATAATGCAGTTTCAGTTGGTGGATTTACACATTCTGCAAATATATCTATTAATGCTGACTCATCTTTTGTAGCTAATGTTGGAGCTATTTTTGGTTCAGATGTGGGTACTTCTAATGTAGCTATTGGTGATTTTCCAGAATATACCGTGGGGGGTGGACCGATTTCTCCTACTTCATCTAGAGGAAGACTGCATATAAGATCAGATTTTGCAGATGCAGGAACAACAAATCCTACTGCCGCCGAATCAACTGCGGATGAATTGGTATTAGAAAATGAAAATGATGTAGGAATGACATTTTTATCTGATATTGCATCTAATGCACATATTATGTTTGGTGATTCCGAAGATGCTGACGTTGGAGGAATTGTATATAATCATGATACAGATAGTATGCATATTGTTACTGGTACCGCTAATACGGCTGTATTCGGAGATGAATTTGGCGGTTATATGCAAATTGTGGGTGGAGATACAATTGGGGCTCAATCGGGTAAATTACATGTAAATGTAGGATCGACTGATGGTACAACAGGAATTTGGGTAGATTTAAATGATGCGGATCAACAAGGAATTCGTGTTGATGCGAATACGGCTGGCTGTACTGCAAATGTTTTTGAATTGCGGGCCAATGTGACCACGGGTCATGCGATGACATTAATTCATGGATTGGGAACAGGAACTTCCCATGCTATGACAGGTTCTATGCTTGCTATAACAGATAATAATAGTTCTACTGATTCTAGAGCAATTGTTGATATAAATCAAGATACAACAGGTGCTAGTGGATCAATAGGATTACAAGTTAAAACAGATGGTGGTTCAGGAATTTTTGTTGTACAAAATGCAGATAAAGCAGGATTAAATGTTGAATCTTCTGCCGCTCATACTTCTTCATTGGGTGTTTTTAAATCAGCTAGTACTACCTCGACTGGTGCAACTTTACATGTTCAAGGAAATTCTAGCACAGGAGGAACAAAAGTTGTTCAATTTGCAAATTCATCTGCCGATATTATGTCTGCAAGAGCAAATGGAGTAACTTCTTGTAGTCGTATTGAATGTGCGGCTTTTTTAACTACAGAACATCCTACTGATGCAATACATCTATTAGGAGTGAGAGATGTAGGCGGAACAGTTGTAAACTTAGCAACATAAGATAAAAATGGCAAAACCTAGTACAAGAGAAGAATTAAAACAATATTGCCTTAGAACTTTAGGAAAACCAGTTATTGAAATAAATGTAGAAGATGATCAACTGGAAGATCGAATAGACGAAGGCTTGCAATTTTTTCAGGAATATCATTTTGATGGTGTTGAAAGAATGTATAACATTCATCGAATTACGGGTTCAACTGTTAAAATTGCTTCAAACACAGGCGCCTTTACAGTAGGCGAGAAAATAACTGGTGGAACATCAAATGCAACCGCAAAAGTAGTTTCTTCAAATACTACAGTTATTACATTTAAGAGCCATAAAGATACAGATGATATTGCAAATAATGATACAACATCTAGTTTTTCAAATGGTGAAACAATAACAGGAAGTACAAGTGGATCTACTGCAGTAGCCGAGACTGATGCATCATTAGTTACTTTTGGTGATGTAGATAATCATTATATTACATTAAGTGATTCCATAATTGGTGTGACAGGTATTTTTGATATACAAGATACTGGTGGGGCACAGACATCAAGTGATTTGTTTTCGTTTAGATATCAGTTTCATTTAAATGAAATGCCATATCTTACTGCTACTTCTATAATAAATTATAAAATGTCAATGCAACATTTACAATTGTTGAATGATATGTTTGTGGGAAAGAAGCCTTTACGATTTAATAGACATCAAAATCGATTATATTTAGATATAGATTGGGATAATGATGATCTTGAAGTAGATGAATATGTTGTTGCAGAGTGTTATAGAATAATTGAACCTGCAACATTTACAGATGTATATAATGATATGTTTTTAAAGAAATATGTTACGGCTCTTTTTAAAAGACAATGGGGAGCCAATTTAATAAAATATGAAGGAGTTCAACTTCCAGGAGGAACGACACTAAATGGAAGAACAATGTTTGAAGAAGCAATAACAGAATTAAGAGAAACAGAAGAACAAGTATCTCTTAAATACGAATTACCAGTTGACTTTATGGTTGGTCCAGGATAATGCCTACTAATTCTTATTTTAATCACTTACAAAATGCCTCAGAACAAAATTTACATCAAGATTTAATTATAGAATCGATAAAAAATTTTGGCATAGACAACTATTACCTTCCAAGACAATATATGAATGAGGATCTTCTTTATGGAGAAGATACTATTTCACAATTTAATCAATCTCATTTAATAGAAATGTATGTCAAGTCTGTTGACGGATTTGAAGGAGAAGGTGATTTTATTTCAAGATTTGGATTAGAAATAAGAGATCAGGTTATTTTTTCTGTGGCGAGAAGAAGATGGGAAAATTTAGGAACCGGTTATGATAGACCAAGAGAAGGTGATGTAATATTTCTCCCATTAAATAAAAAACTTTATGAAATTAGATTTGTTGAACATGAATCAATGTTTTATCAATTCGGAAAATTACCAATATTTGATTTAACATGTGAATTGTTTCAATACGATGATCAAAGAATTGATACGGGTATTGAAGACATAGATGAAGTAGAAGATAAATATGCTTATTCAATAGAAGTAACTCTTGATTCAGGAGGTTCAGGAAATTATGTAGAAGATGAATATGTATTTGTTGGTAGTACTGAAAGTTCTGCCAATACAAAAGGAAGAGTAATATCTTGGAATTCTACTGATAGAGTATTGAAACTAACAGATTTGAGGGGAACCTTTACATTAAGTCAAAATGTAGTTGGAAATACAAGTGGTGCTTATTATACAGTTGGTACTACTCCTGATACACAAACATTTGTTAATGATACTACTGCAAATAATATAACTATTGAAACTGAAGCAGATTCTATTATTGATTTTTCAGAATCAAATCCGTTTAGTGAAGGCAATATTTAAGTTGTAGATTCTGGAAGAATTGTAATCATTCCCTCAACTACTCTTTCCTTTGTTACCTCATCCGATTGAGTGTATTCAACATCATATACATATAATCCTGAAGACATATTTGCTGTTTGAGTAGCATTAGCGGTTATGGTCACATTACTGCCCGATATTGCCGTTGTGAAAGACATTATCCAGGAAGTATTAGTAGTTGTGTGGTTCTTTTTCATTTTAGAAGCACAAGTACCAGTACTTATAGTTACATTTGAATTGTTTGCATCTTTAGCAGTAAAAACTTTTTCAAAGTTACTACCTTGATACATTGTTAAATTTTCGCCTTGGGTTTTTATTGATAGTGCCATAAGACTATTTATACAACTAAATAATATTACAATCTTTATGGAGTATTATGTTAGGACAAACTTTTTATCATCAAACAATAAGAAAATATGTTGCGTTGTTTGGTACGCTATTTAATGATATTAATATTGAAAAAAAGGATTCGGGTGGTAATGTTTTATCTCGACAAAAAGTACCAATAGCTTATGGACCAAAACAAAAATTTCTTACAAGAATAAATCAAGATGCTAGTTTAGATAGACAAGTTGCTATTCAACTTCCTAGAATGGGATTTGAAATGACTGGTATGGCTTATGATCCCGTTAGAAAATTAAATACAATAGGCTCGTTGACACATAAAGAAACGATAAATGGAAATCGTAATGTTAAGAAGATGTATAATCCTTCTCCATATATTTTTGATTTTTCTTTATATGCATTTGTAGAAAATGCTGAAGATGGTACTCAGATATTAGAACAAATTCTTCCGTTTTTTACTCCAGAATTTAATGTGACTGTTAATATTATAACAGATATGGGTCTTTCAATAGATATTCCAATTATTATTCAAAGTGCAACAAGTGAAGATTCTTATGAGGGAGAATTTTCTGCTAGAAGAACAATTATTTGGACAATATCTTTTATGATGAAAGGATTTATATATCCCGATATTAAGACTGGTCAATCAATAATTAAAACAATTGAAGTAGCATTTAAAGAAGTTTCTGAAGCTAGTCCAACTGATGATCATAATGAAATATTATTAGAAACTTCTACTCCTTTTTCAGAAGATCAATTTCTATTGGAAACAGGAAGTCTTCTTTTAACTGAGGATAGTACAACTGAACTCGGTCAGGATAATATAATTAGTAAAATTACAATTATACCTGAAGGAGGAGCAAATACATATATTATTCCAGGAGATGATTTTGATGCAAATACTACAATAACAGTTTATAGTCCACCAGTAGATTATAATGAAGCAACAGGCGTATACGAGTAAGGTAAGTTATGATAAAAGATTTTGAAGATAAATTAAATGAAATTCTAGAAATGCCTTCTGGCTCTATTGTTAAAAAACCCATTGAAAGAAAAGTTGTTGCATCTAATCCAGATGATTTAAATACTGATTATAAGTATGTTCGTGAAAATATATACAATATTATTGAAAGAGGACATGATGCTATTGAAGACTTATTACAAGATGCAAGAGACAGTGGTAATGCTAGAATGTTTGAAGTTGTTGGACAATTAATTAAAACTGTGGGTGAACAAAATCAAAATTTAATGAATGTTCATAAACAAGTAAAAGATATCAAACAAGAAAACAGTACAGGACCTAATTCAGTAACAAATGCATTATTTGTTGGTAGTACTGCAGAACTCCAAAAAATGTTAAAAGATAAAAAAGAATAGTGGCACATTTAGGACAAATCGATAGAAGATTTCCAGGACAAGTGGTTTTCACACGATATGTTACAGAAAATGCTGACTGGAAAAAATTAAAGCTGAGAATAGAAAATGGTCAGGTTGCCGAAATGTTCGAAGAAACTAATGATGTATTAAACAGTATGAACGTTACTATTCAACCAAGAACAGAAATAAAATTACTTTCGGAGAAATATAAAGAGTTTGAAAGAAGAAAGTATGCTAATATTGAATATCAGAGAAAAAAAGGATATGTATTAATTTCAAAAATAAGAAAACCTACAGATAATCTTAATTCAGAAAGACCACAAAAATTACAAATATTAGCAGAAGATTTTACAGAAAAAGGCAACAATGAAAAAATAACAGTACTTTCGAAAAAAGATGTTCCAGTAAAATTATTTAATTCTTATGAAGATTTAAAAAAAAGTATTGTTTGGGGTTTAGATAATAAAATACGTAACAATGATTATGTTATAGAAAAAATAAAAGCATATTTGGATAAAGATGATTTATCTGAGATTGATTTGAATGGTATTGATGATAGTCATATTGATGAATTGGGCGTATATTTTGGTGAGATTTTAATAGGAATATTAGCATTTAAAAATCAGTTATCAAATACTTGTTCTCCTTCTGATATGTTTGGTATTAATTTGAAATCTTTTAGTATACCGACTGATCCTGCATTTAAACTTGTTGATAGTAGTTTGATGTTTGATTCAACTACTGTTAGCATATCGAGTAAATATGATAAGGGCTCCGCCGCATCATTTATGTCGAATGTTCTTCCTTATGGAATGAAATATTATACTGGTTATAAAGATTGTTTTTTTAAAAAAATGTGTCGAATCGCATCTAATATGGGATATACATCAGAACAAGTAGGAGCGAGTAGATTTAAATTTTCAAAAAATATTACATTTGAAGTTGGATTAAGGACAATATTAAAAATAAAAAAAGCAGATGTAAAAAATACAAATCATTCTGTTTATGAAAGTATTCGGAAAGTTGCAATGAATCAAGTACTTACTCCAAAAGAAAATAAAGAACTTGATGATGTAATAGAAGCAATAGAAGAATATTTTATAAAGAGAAAAATTTTTGACGGAAGAGAACAGGTTATACAAACAATAAGAGGTAATTATCCTTATACAATTACTTCTTTTTTTAATTATTCTGTAGCGAGTGTATTAAATAATGATCGTACATCAAGAAAATATGTTCATGAAATAATTGGTGGTAAAGATTTTTATCAAGCAAATTTAAATAAATCTAAGTGGAGAAAAGGTATTATTGATATAAAAATGGTTTCTCCTAAATCTGCTACATTAAAAATATTAGGATCAATGTCAGGTGCTACAGATTTTACTGCAAAACAAGGTTTAGTAAATTACGAGTTAAAATAATGGCCAGAGATACTTACGCAGGAAATCCTCTTCTTAAAGGGGCATATACTCCAGTAGAGTATGATAAAGAAACTTTAGAAGAATATATTAGATGTTCCAAAGATCCAATATATTTTGCAAAAACATATATGAAAATTGTTCATGTAGATCATGGTTTAATGCCCTTTGATTTGTATGATTATCAAGAAGAAATGGTTGATACATTTCATAATAATCGTTTTGTTATTTGTAAGATGCCCAGACAAACTGGAAAATCAACAACGATTTGTGCTTATCTATTACATTATGCTCTTTTTAATGAACAATCTAATATTGCTATATTAGCGAATAAGGGTTCTACTTCAAGAGAAATTCTTCAAAGATTGAAAACTGCATATGAACATTTGCCAAAATGGTTACAACAAGGTGTAGTTGTTTGGAATAGAGGTAATATTGAATTAGAAAATGGTAGTAAAATTATATCTGCTTCAACTTCTTCTTCTGCGGTTCGTGGATCATCTTTTAATATTATTTTCATGGATGAGTTTGCACATATTGATCCACCAAGTTTAGCAGAAGATTTCTTTACTTCTGTATATCCTACTATTTCTTCTGGTAGTACTACTAAAGTTTTTATTGTTTCAACTCCAAAAGGATTGAACATGTTTTACAAAATGTGGATTGATGCTGAAGAGAAAAGAAGTGATTATGTTCCGATAGAAGTACATTGGTCTCAGACACCAGGAAGAGATCAAAAATGGAGAGAAGAAACGATAAGAAATACAAGTGAATTACAATTTTCACAAGAATATGAATGTGATTTTATTGGATCACAAAATACATTAATATCAGCGGCAAAACTTAGAACCATGCCTTATAAACCACCTATTACAACGAAAGAGTTCTTAGATGTTTATGTTGATCCAGATCCTAAACATTCATATGTGTGTATAGTTGATGTTGCGAGAGGAAGAGGACAAGATTATTCTGCATTTTCAATTATAGATGTTTCTCAATTTCCATATGAACAAGTTGCAAAATACAGAGATCCAAATATTTCACCCATGTTATTGCCAAATGTTGTTGATAATGTGTGTAGATATTATAATTCTGCATATGTTTTAGTTGAAATAAATGATATTGGTGGTCAAGTAGCGGATATTTTACATCATGATTTAGAGTATCCTAATATTTTTCAAACGAGTGTTTTGGGTAGATCGGGACAAACCTTAGGAGGAGGATTCGGAAAAAGTTCACAATTAGGAATTAGAACTACAAAAGAAGTTAAAAGAAAGGGGTGTTCTAGTTGTAAAGATTTAATAGAAGGAGATAAATTACTTGTTTGGGATTTAGATACTATTACTGAAATGACAACATATATTGCTAAAGGATCGAGTTACGAAGCAGAAGAGGGTTATCATGATGACTTGATGACAACCTTAATTTTATTTGGTTGGTTAGTAAATCAAAAATATTTTACAGAAATTACTGATTTAGATTTACGTGAAAAAATGTTTAAAGAGCAATTAGAAGAAGCAGAAGCACAATTGATACCTTTTGGGTATATAAATGATGGAAGAGATTCTTATGAACCAGAAACCGTAGAAATGGGTGGTGAAAAATGGGTAGTAGATGAAAAGTATTCTACGGAGTATCTACATTAATACGATGAATATTTTTTGGTTCTTTGATTTGATCAATTAATTTGTCTATGTCGTGTTTTAAATCGGGTCTTAATTTTTTTAATTTTTGTAAATACCTTATAGATTCATTAAATATCATTTCAGGATTAATTCTTAATTCGTAAAATTTATTTCTTGTTTCGCTTTTTGTGGTTAAATATAAATGCTCTGGTTTTACGCAATATGTATTATTACATGATTGATGAACTATTTTATTTTGTTCAATAGGCCCGTTATAGGCAATATACGCAAATCTATGTGCAGGAATTGATTTTCCATCATATGAAAACATACCATAACCCTGCTTTGTTTTACTTGCAGTCCAGAACCAACAATCATTTGTTCTTAAAATTTTTTTTTCAAATCTTTCAATAGCCTTCTTCATCTTATTATTTATATTACAATAAATAAAAACACCTCCAAAATCAGCTAAAATATAAATATATTGGAAGCATTTTTATTCAAAATATTTTAGGGAGAGATAATATGGCCTTTCAAGTCAGTCCAGGAGTAGCCGTAGCAGAAATCGACTTAACTACTAGAGTACCCATTCCTTCTATTTCGGATGGTGCTATAGCTGGTAATTTAACATGGGGTCCCTTGGAGGAGGCTACATTAATTACTTCAGAAGATGAGTTAGTATCTGTATTCGGCAAACCAAATGGAAACACTTATAAAACATTTTTTAGTGCCTCAAGTTTTTTGAGTTATTCTAATAAATTAAGAGTTGTTAGAGCGGCTAATACATCAACCGCTAAAAATGCAGTATCAGGTGGTACTGCAATATTGATTCGAAATGATAAAGAATATCAGAATACTTACGAATCTACAACAACTTCAGGAACAAGTTTCACAGCAAAATATCCAGGAACCCTTGGAAATTCATTGAGGGTTTCTCTTTGTGTTGCAGATAGAGCAAATACAAAAGTTAACGAAAATGATAGTACTGTTACTTTAGCAGGTAATACAGATTTTCAGCTTTCTGGTAATTGTTCAAATAGTGATACTGGAGCTGGTATTACAGGAACTGGTACATTATTTGATACAGAATTAAGAGTTGGAGATGTAGTTGTTCATGGTTCTAATGCTGGAATAGTAACTGCAATTACTTCTAATACTGTATGTTCAATATCAAGAGCTAATGGCGGAATTGAAACTACAGGTCTTGGAGACGGTAGTGCAATGACTGATGCAACTCTTGTACGAAAAAAGAGGTCTGCTTTTGAAGAACCTGCTGTAAATATGCAGGGTTCTATCTCAGCATCGGCAGATGGTAATGAAATTACAGGAGTAAATTCTAACTTTACTCGACAAATTCATAGTGGAGATATCATCATGTGTAATGATGATACAGGTGTTCCAATTGAACGAAGTATATCAGGAATTACAAATACAACTCATATGACTGTTTCTTCTGCTTTTGATAGAGCAATAACTACACAGGGTACCTGGTCAAGAAAATGGGCATATCGAGATTCTTTTGAGAAGGCTCCTCTTACCACCCCATATGCTTATAACGAAACTGGTTCAAAAGATGTTGGAGATGAAATTCATGTTATAGTAGTAGATGAAGATGGAGAAATTTTAGGAGCAAAAGATAAAAGAGGAAACAAAACTACTAGAAATTTTCAAGTTATTGATCAATATGAGGGATTATCAGTAGCAAATGGAGCTACAGGTACTACTGGAGACACTTTATATTACAAAGATGCAATAAACAATAGTTCCAAGTATATTAGATGGACAGATCACTCTGCAATGGGAGATTCTCCTTTAGATGCTGGATCTAATAAAATTACTCTTGATTGGGGAAATACTCTTACAAAAGGAAATACAAGTGCTAGATTTCCTGGAGCATTTAGTGGCGCAAGTTCAAATGGTATTGTGGAAGCTAGTTTTACTGGTGGAGTTGATGGATTTAGTTCTTCGGCTTCAGATGAAATTACTGCTTATAGTTATTTTAAAGATCCTGCAAAAATAGATGTTTCTTTAATAATTTCAGGTGAAGCATCGAATACTTTGTGTACATATTTGATTAATGAAATAGCAGAAACTAGAAAAGATTGTGTTGTATTTGTTTCTCCTGAAGAAGCAGATGTTGTTAATAAAGAAGGTAGTGAAGTAACAAACGCAGTTGCTAGAAGGAATGCATTACCAAGTACAAGTTATGCTGTTATGGATGGAAATTACAAATATATGTTTGACAGATACAGTTCCGTTTATAGATGGGTTCCAATGAATGGTGATGTTGCTGGAATTTGTGCCCAAGCAGACAATGTTAATCCTTATGTTTCTCCTGCAGGATTTACAAGAGGAAATGTAAAGAATGTGGGACATTTAGCATTTGTACCAAATAATGCTGAAAGAGATGATTTATACATAAATGGAATTAATCCAATAGCATCATTTCCTGGAAAAGGAAAAATCTTATTTGGTGATAAAACTATGTTAGGAAGACCATCATCTTTCGATAGAATTAATGTACGTAGACTTTTCATTATTTTAGAAAAAGCTATAGCAAATGCGGCTGAAAATTTATTGTTTGAATTCAATGATGAATTTACACGATTAAATTTTATTTCTATAATAGAGCCTTTTTTAAGAGATGTTCAAGCATCGAGAGGTATAGAAGCATTTCAAATAGTGTGTGATGGTTCAAATAATACGTCTGCTGTTATAAATAGAAATGAGTTTAGAGGAGACATTTTCATTAAACCTACTAAATCTATTAACTTCATAGGATTAAACTTTGTTGCCGTGGCTTCTGGAGTAGAATTTTCTGAAGTCGTTAACGCAATTTAAGGAGATAAGTAAATGGCATTCGACATAACATCTTTTAGACATGCAATGACCTATGATGGTCAACGGCCTAATCTATTTAAAGTTCAAATACCTAATAAGGGGAATCTTTTTAATGGAACTGGTTTAGAATTGTTTGCTAAAGCGACATCAATACCTGGTGCTACAATTGGAACAGTTATAGTGCCTTATTTTGGTAGAGAAGTTAAAATGGCAGGAAATAGAACTTTTCCAGAATGGACAATAACAGTCATTAATGATGAAAATTTTTCAATAAGATCACAGTTTGAAAATTGGATGCATAGAATTAATGATCATTCTTCAAATAAAAGGACTGCTGGTTCTGAAGGAACTCGGTATACAAATTTAGCAACTGTTCATCAATATAGTAAAGGTGGGGCAAGTGATGTGGTCACAGCAAGCTATTCCTTTGTTAATGTATTTCCGACTGATCTTTCAGAAATTACTTTAGATTGGGGAGACAATGATACTGTTGAAGAATATACTGTAACTTTTTCATATGATTATTGGACCCGTAAAAAAGGAGGCTTATCCGGTGGTACTGGAGAAATAGCTGATGATATCGTAACTACAGGTGGTCCTGCTGGAACATAAACCATCAAAAACATAATTTTCTGATTTTGCGAGTGAATAAATATAAATTAGTACAGTACTATTATAATTATTTAACTCGCATTCAGGAAATTACATGCCTATTGAACTATTCGGTTTTTCAATCGGAAAAAAAGAACAAAAGAACGTAAAAGTTCAAACTTTTGCGGAAGCAGAATATGAAGATGGAGCATTGTCCGTAGCATCAGGTGGTGTTTATGGAACATATGTTGATACAGAAGGTGCTATAAAAAGCGAGTCTGAATTGATAAACAGATATCGTGATATGGGTCTTCAAGCAGAAGTAGAGAACGCCATCGATGACATTGTTAATGAAGCAATTGTAACATCAAAAGACAAACCCGTTGTACGAATTAATGTAGATAATTTAAATGTCTCTGAACCCATTAGAGACAAAATAAGAGCAGAATTCAAATCAATAAGTAGACTTTTAGATTTACAGAATTTGGGATCTGATGTTTTCAAAAGATGGTACATTGATGGTAGAGTTTATTATCATGTTATCGTTGATGAGAATAATTTAGAAAAAGGTATTCATGAATTAAGAATATTAGATCCTAGAAAAATAAAGAAAATACGTGAAAAGAAAAAAGAAAAACAGCCTGACGGTAAAACAAAAACCTCTGTTTTAGAATATTATGTTTATAATCAAAAAGGGATTTATCAATCTCAAGGACAAGTAATTGGAACTGCATTTACAAGTGCCGCCAGTGGTTTAAAGATATCTCCCGATTCGATTGTATATACACACTCAGGACTAATGAATGCTACACGTTCATTAGTCTTATCCTACCTACACAAAGCAATCAAACCATTAAATCAACTGAGAATGATTGAAGACTCTCTGGTAATTTATCGTATTTCACGGGCTCCAGAGAGAAGAATTTTTTATGTTGATGTTGGTAATTTACCAAAATTAAAAGCAGAACAATATATGCGTGATTTAATGACACGATACAAAAACAAACTTGTATATGATGCAAACACCGGTGAAGTTAGAGATGATAGAAAACACATGTCAATGCTTGAAGATTATTGGATGCCGAGAAGAGAAGGTGGAAGAGGAACAGAAATTTCTACCCTACCTGGTGGTTCAAATCTTGGGGATATTGAAGATGTATTATATTTTCAGAAAAAACTTTACAAATCACTAGGTGTTCCTATTTCAAGACTTGAATCAGAAGCAAATTATACAATTGGTCGTGCTACAGAAATATCAAGGGATGAAGTTAAATTTACACGTTTTGTTAATAAACTTCAAAGCAGATTCAGTTTAATGTTTGATGAGATTATGGAAAGACAATTAACACTCAAAGGCATAATGTCTAGAGAAGATTGGAAAAATGTTAAGAATGAAATATTTTATGAATTTGAAAACGATAGTCATTTTGCAGAAATAAAGCATAATGAACTTTTTCAAGATAGATTAAACATTTTAAGAGATTTACAAGATTATGCTGGAAAATATTTTTCACATGAATATATAAGAAAGCATATTTTGATGATGACTGATGATGAAGTTAAAACTAATGATGAACAGATGCAAAAAGAGTTAGACGATCCTAGATTTTCGGGAGAGGAAGAAATGCAATTTAATTCTGTAGAAGTAGATACGAACAATAAACAAGATATTAATGAAGATATTGATAAAAAAATTGAGGAGAAATTTGAAGTTGCGAAAAAGGAAAATGAAATTAAAGATAAAGTAAATGATATTCTTTTTTCTGTTTTAGAAGATGATGAAAAATTTGTAAGTTAAAAATTTATAAATTGATTCTGGTGAAGATTTAGGTGCAGAGATATAAATGAAAGACGATCAAAAAGAACCACAAGACTTAGATTTAAGTAAAGTTTTAGCTACTGCTCTTGCTTATACTAAAAAAACACTTAAAAAGACTAAAGAAGAACTTGTTGTAGGTATAAAAGAAATTTTAGATCCTGTAACTGGTGAAAAAGTCAGAGTTCTTGAAATCAAAGGTACTGAAGGTTCCAAGGGCGAAAAGGGTGAAAGAGGAGAGCAAGGAGATCCTGGCCCGAAAGGTGAACGGGGAGAAGACGGGAGAATTGGGCCTCAAGGTGTTCAAGGACCTCGGGGAGAGCAAGGAGAGACTGGACCTGAAGGACCTCAAGGGGAAAAGGGAGATCCTGGTGATGATGCTGAAGTAACTAGACTTGAAATTGAAATAGAAGGCATCAAAAAAGTTGTTAAAGATGTTAGTACAAAAGCAACCCAAACTGCACAAAAAGTAGCAGGAGGAAGTGGTTGGGGTGAAGGAGGCGGTGGAGGAGGAGCCTCTGGCGTAGATGGAACGCATGGATCATCTGGTTCTGCAGGAACTTCTGGAACTGATGGAGTAGATACTGCTTCATCGGGAACTTCTGGTGTTGATGGATCATTTTTAGGCACTCATGGTTCTTCTGGATCTGCTGGTAGTTCTGGAGGAACAGGAAGTCATGGATCTTCTGGTTCTGCAGGAAGTGCTGGAAGTTCTGGATCATCTGGCTCTGCAGGAACATCTGGTACTGCAGGATCATCTGGATTAACATATGCTTCTTCTGGATCATCTGGCTCTGCAGGAACATCTGGTCGTGATGGTGGATCTTATATTCACATTCAATCTTCAGCCGCACTTGTCTGGTTAATACCCCATACTTTAAATACTAGACCATTAAACATATTAGTAGTAGATACTGATTATAATGTAATCTATCCCGAATCCATTCAATTTATTGATTCAAATTATGTAAAAATAGTTTTTAATTCTGCACAAGCAGGATATGCTTCATTGACTTTTGGAGAAGGCACTTCTGGAACTGCAGGAAGTGCAGGATCATCTGGATGGACTTATGCTTCATCTGGTTCTTCTGGAAGTGCTGGAAGTGCTGGAAGTGCTGGATCTGCTGGTACTTCAGGAAGTGCTGGCTCTGCAGGAAGTGCTGGATCTGCGGGAACATCTGGCTCTGCAGGAACTTCTGGAACGTCTGGTGCAGATGGTCCACAAGGAAATACTGGTGCTGGAGGAACTTCGGGTACATCTGGGACTACTGGTACACATGGAAGTTCTGGTTCATCTGGAACAGGAGGAACATCTGGAACGTCTGGTGCAGATGGAATAGAGGGAGATACAGGACCTCAAGGAACTGGAGGAAGTTCTGGTTCTGCAGGATCTGCAGGAAGTGCTGGATCGTCTGGTTCATCTGGAGAAGATGGGACTTCAGGATCATCTGGTTCTGCTGGATCAGATGGAACTTCAGGTAGTTCTGGATCTGCTGGAACTGCAGGAAGTGCTGGATCATCTGGATTATCTGGTACTTCTGGTACTTCTGGAACTGCAGGATCATCTGGTATAGATGGTGGTTTTGGGGGAGCTTCATTTTCATATGTTTATAATACTACACAAGGTACAGATGATCCAGGAACAGGGAAATTAGCATTTACATTAACATCTGGTACTTTTACAACTCCTGATCAAGCTAATAGATTAAGAATAAGTGATACGGATCAAGATGGAACAATAATTGATACTTTTTTACAAACAATTAATGATGTTGCTTTTAGTGATCCTAAGGGTCATATACGAATTTATGATAAAAATGATCCAGATGAATTTATGTTATATGGTATCAATGAATTTGATACTGTAAATCCTTCATGGTATTATATAAAAGTTTCATATTTAGATTCTTCATTAACTGATTTTCAAAATGCAACTGAACTTGTTGCATCATTTGCAAGAACAGGTGATTCTGGAACTTCTGGAACTGCTGGATCATCTGGAAGTGCTGGCTCTGCAGGAACATCTGGAACTGCTGGATCATCTGGAATAACATATGCTTCATCTGGAAGTGCAGGATCATCTGGATGGACTTATGCTTCATCTGGAAGTTCTGGAGGAACAGGAAGTCATGGATCTTCTGGTTCTGCAGGAAGTGCTGGAAGTACTGGTTCTTCTGGTTCTACAGGAAGTGCTGGATCATCTGGACAAGATGGTGGTTCGTATATTCATGTTCAAGATCCAGCAAGTACTGTTTGGACAATAAATCACCATTTAGGTGTTAGACCTTTAAATACTACAGTTGTAAATACTGATTATGATGTAATTTATCCAGAAACAATTCGATTTACAGATTCTTTTACTGTTAAATTAGTCTTTTCTTCTGCAGTAGCGGGTTGGTGTGCATTAACTTTGGAGAAGGATCTTCTGGAACTGCTGGTTCTTCTGGTACATCTGGCTCTGCAGGAAGTGCTGGATCTGCAGGAAGTGCTGGTAGTGCAGGGAGTGCTGGCTCCGCTGGTTCTGCAGGTAGTGCTGGCTCTGCAGGATCATCTGG